CCTCGATGCCGGCCGGCCAGTTGCTGCCGCCGATGGTGAAACGGCCAGGTGGGTACGGCCGTCCCTGCCGTCCCACGAGCGCCAGGGTGTCGGTGCCGGCCAGGCCGGGGTCGAGCTGCCCGATGCTGGTGTTGGTCAGCAGCCTGGCCTGCATCGTGACGCCGGAGGAATACTCCGTCTCGTCTGCCCCTTCGAACCCATCGTAAAACCAGATTCGTGCCCCTGCTGCATGAACTTGCGCCGGAACGGTATCGGCGCACCCGCGGCCCAGTGTGAGCGCGCCGCTGGCAACGTCGATCGCATCGATACGCACGATCTCGTCCCCGAGGAGCGCCGCTTGACCTACCGTCACGCGATCAAGGTCGATGCCATTGGCCAGCGCCGCAGCCGTATCGCCAGGGAGCAGTTGCCCTACCAGTTGGGCGGTTGGGCACCAATCGGCGATGTCACGGTCGACGAACGTACCGCTCGTCCCAGGCCGCGTGGTGAGGTTGTAGCTGAGCGAGAGGCCTGAGGGCCGTGCAGCCAGTGCTGACAGATAGGCCGCCGAGACATCCACCAGGGCCAGGTTGGCCGCGTCGATCAGCCCGGCCAGCTCGCGATACGGAACCTCCATCAGGCGCCGCAGGGTGACGGGTTGCGGGGTGCGATCTGGCGGTACATAGCCGCTGGGCGGCACCGCGACGAAACTGGCGGCAGGCAGGCCGAATACATCCTGCAGCGCGGTGATCGTGATGGCGCCGCCGCCCAGCGTGCCGTCTTCGATCCGCCCGGCCCGTACCACGACCTCGGCGATACCCCTACGGAGCGAGCGCACGCGAAACGCATCGGCCGCGCCGACCTTCCAGCCACGCCGGTCAAGCCGTACCTTGAACCGCCGCAGGTTGCTCGCCCGCACGCGCAGCTCGCGACCGGCAACGCGACCGGCCAGCTCGGCGGTTGGCAGGCCGGGATAGCTAAGCACCTCACCCGACGGCCCGCCCTGGGCCTGTGCCAGTGCCGAGTTGACGGCCCGTGCGCGGCGCGTCTCGCCGGTGGTGGCGTCGGTGTATTCGACGAATAGCTGGCTAGGGGCGATCAGGGCGCTGCTGGTTTCGTCCTCCTCGATGCTGAGCAGCCCGCTGTCCTCGTCGAATAGCGGCAGCGTCGCCACGTCATAGTCGTCGGTGATCAGTTTGAGGGTGATCAGTCCGGTGCGGCGATCGGGGCCGGCGTAGGCGCCGATGTGGTCGCAGACCAGGTCGCGGAATTCGCCTAGTGAGCTGGAGCGCTTCCACTCCAGGCACAGGCCGAATCCCTCGTTGTACAGACGCAGAGCGGCAGCGCGGAACGCTGCGTCATCGAGCATGGAGCGATCGAGGCCGCGCCCCCACTCCCGGTTGGTGTAGGTCTCATAGAGGATGTGCGCCGGGTTCATCGCCCGAATGCCGCCGAGATCGATCGCACAGGTTTCCGGGTACCACACGGCACCGTCCCAACCCTTGAGCCGACGATAGCACAGCAGCTCCCAAGGTTTTGGGTACGGGTTGATCGAGGTCACCAGGCCGGAATAGAACGCACCCGCGAAACCACGAAACGCCGGCACCAGCCCACCGAGTGCCGCGGCCAGCCGGCTGTTCACCGGCTGGTCCTCTTCGCCCAGCATCAGGTCGAGCGGGCCTTGGATGCCGCCTTCGCCCTTGTCGCCGCCGAACAGGTTGGGGGCATCGATATTGATGGTCTGATTGCTTGTGGCGTTACCCGTCCAGGCCGTCTTGCCGCTCGCCCTGATCGCCAGCAGCCCATCGATGCTCTTGGCGATGGCGAAGTGCAGGTCGAAGCTGTAGCGGAAACCTACCGTCTGTGACTTACTCTTGCCGCCCATCAGGCGCCTCCTCTACTCGGCGAGCATGCTCGACCAGGTGCAGGGCCAACGCATTGCCGGTGTCGAGCAGGCGCTGGGCCGGGATGCCTTCGCGCACGAACGCCAGCCAGTCGAGGCCGTGCTCCGCGAAAAACATCCGCGACTGCCGCGCGCAATAGCCGGTGCGGGTGGTCCAGGTCGGCACGGTATGCAGATGCTGGATGGTCACGATCAACTCGTCGTCGGTCACTTCTTGCTCCCCTTGGTCTTGATCGCGCGGCTGCGCTGATTGCGCACCGACAGCACCATCCAGTCCCCCGACCAGCACTGACCGAACAGCACCGACTTCTCGGCACCTTCATCGCAGCGCGGGAAGTCGAAGTCCTGGAATGCCGCCGGCTTGGGTTTCTTGGGTTTCGGTGCGGTGGCTGCGCTGATCAGATACGAGGCCACCAGGATCGCGATCTGTACCCACATGGCTAGAACACCTGCTCGCCGTCGAACGGGCTCTTGCCATCCATGGCATTGACGCCCCTGAAATTGTCGAGGTTGCCGAACTTGGCCTGGCAGGTTTCGGCGAGGAAATCGCAACCGGCATAGGCACGAATCGCCTGGCCGGCCGACAGGCCGAACGTCCCGCCAAGCAGCACCAGGTCGCTGCCGGTGTGCGATTCGATGGTACGGCTGTCGTACTCGCCCTGGCCGATCGGCCAATCGACATAGCCGCCGGCGAACCAGCCGTCCGGATACGCCGCGAACGCGCCACTGCTGATCGTGAGCCCGGCCAGCGACTGGATGGTGGTCTCGAGGCGGTAGGCGTTGCGGTCGACGGTGCACCAGAGCGAGTACAGCGTGGTGGTGCAGGTACGGCTGTAGGTGTCGATCAGGCCGGGCCGCTCCATGTCGGCGTCGATGTCGCGGCAGATGATGCGGCAACTGTCCAGAGTGGGCCAGCGGACGTTGGCGATCTCCCCGGTGTAGCGCGCCACCACCTCGGCATCGCCATAGTGCATGTCGCGCACGATGATGCCGATCGCCGCGCTCGGTCGGCCATTGCGAAACAGCTGGGCGACCTCGAGGTCGGCCGGTGCAGTGATGACGAAATCATCCTGGCGGCTCTCGCCGCTCTGGCGGATGCCCTGGTCGATGATGCCGCCGCGCAGCGTGCGGTATACCTGCGTACCGATCGTTATATCGCGATCGCTGCTGTTGTACAGCCAGCGCCACACACCGCGGCGGAACTCATAGAGGCGGATCGGCGTGCCGCCGGCGAGACCACTCTCGCGGCTGTCAAAACTCATCATCACGCTCCTCGCGAAACGCCGTTGCCCAGGCGGCAACGCCCTCGCTGTCGGTCATGTGCTCGATCTCCTGCACGTCACTCTCGAAGCGCATCAGGTTCATCCAACTGATGCGCGCCACCTGGTGCGGCTGCACCTCTACGCCCAGGGCGCTGTCCAGGCCGACGCGCTCGACCTTGCCATCCAGCTCGGTCGAGCCGACGAGACGGCGCATGAACACCGAGCCGTCGTACAGCTCGATGCGGATGTCGCGGCGGCCAGGCTTGCCGGAGGAGAATCGGGTGTAGCCGATGTGCTCGATGTCCACGCTGGTGGCCACCGCCGAGATCGGCGCAACGACGGTCAGATCGTCCATATGGCTCGGCACCCACACGACCCGCTGCCGCCCGCACATGCCATAGATGAACGAACGCACGAGCGCCCGCGCCTCACGGCCGAGGTCCAGGTGACGCTGGCCGAGCAGTTGCAGCGCGCGGCGAGCGGTGTCGGTGATCAGTGGCTGGGCGAATCCGCTGTCGAGCGTAGACCGCAGGCGCTCCGCCGCATGGGTGAGATTCTCGCTATCGTCCGGCCGGCGATCCCATACCGGACGCCCTCTATATAGAGTGCTGGGCAACCACTCAGGCCAGTCGCAGGCCTCAACGATCAGGAACCTCACCTCGGCCTCGACCAGGCGATCGGTCAATTTGCTCAGCGCGGGCTCCTCGAGCAGCTGCGCCGCCCGCGCCGGATACAGCCGCGTGCCGGCAGGCCAGGCCTGCTGGGTATTGCGCTTGAGCTGCAGGCCGTTGCTGAGCACGTCGAGGATCTCCACCGTCTCGGAGGCGAATGCATCCTCGCCGCGCAGCATGGCCAGGCCACCTGCGCGAAAATCCAGGTGCGCGGTGCTGCAGGGGATGAAATCGGCGTCAGCCGGCACGCCCACCGGCAGGAGCTGGATGTCGGGCCAGATCGGTATCGACCAGATGCGATCGCTCCAGCCGAACAGCGAGAGATCGAGCAACTGCCGCTCGCGCCCCTCGGCATACATCGGGCCGCTGAACTCCCGGCGCGGCGCCAGGCGCAACCGGCGGCGCTGGCTGACGGCCGACTCGCTCTGCAGGATGTCGGTGGAGGCGGTCAGGCGCTCAAGGATGCCGTCGCCCCAGTCAGGCACGAACGTCCAGGCGATGATGCGGTTGGCCGTGACGCGCAGGGCGGCACTGCGGCCGTTGTCGAATTCCCAGGCGATAACGGTATCCAGCACGGGCTGCCCATCCGTGGTGACGGTCAACTGCCAGACCAGCTCCTGCAGCGCGGTGAACAACAGTGGCGGGTCTGGCTGGCCTCCGACCTCGATCCCCTCGTCCAGCCCGCTGATGCGACTCAGCGTCCGCGGTTCCAGGAATGCGTTCCAGATATAGACGGGGGATGTCTGGGCTGACACGACGTTGCCAAGGTCTAACTGTTGCGGCCTGATATGGATGCGGTGGTACCAGTCGTCGCCCCATGCTCCGGCACGCTGCGCGGCAATCGCTCGGCCATTGGCCTCTACCGGCCAATCCGAAACGACCGGGGCGCCGCCAGGCCATGCCTGGGCCGCGCTCGCGTAGGGGATTTCAA